TGTTACGAACGCATGAGGGTTTACTTCACTTACAGTGAAAGATCCTTTTGAATAATCAAATAGACCTTGATCAGCTGCATCTGAAGACTCATAGAAACGATCGTAAAGACTTCTAGCACTTGTAGTACCAGTGTCATAACCTAAAGTAGCTGCGTCGTTGTTAGCAGGTGCACCGAATGGCTTCAAATGTGCATTTGCTTGTCTTTCTTGGATTTTAGGTACGAAGTAGAACAATTTACCAATTGGTAAGTTCATAGCTTGTACAGATACGATGTCATTCGCTAATAATTTAGAGAAAACACGGCGGATAATTGGGAATACCACAGTCTCGAAAGAACCAGAAGCATCAGAAACTGCTGCTTCGTTGATTAAATAAGACGCTTGGTTTTCATACAATTGCGCGATGTTATCTTTTTGGTGGCCGTCAAGACCTTCTAGGAAACCTAAGTCTTCCCATTTTTTGATGGTATCTTCTTTGATAACACGAAGGTGCTTAAGACCGATGTTACCAACCATACCTGATTCTAATAATGCTCCCATTTTTTTGGATTTTATTTGTTTAGTTTTATTTTATTATTTTAACTTACTCATTAAGTCTTTCATTCTTCTGAATTGTGGGTTTTCGTAAGCTTTTGACTCTGCCAACATTTCTTGTGAAGATGAGCTTGAAGGAGTAGTTGCAATTTTCTCAACAACAGACTCGGTTACTGGTTTTTTAGTTTCAAGTTCTGCTTTGATAGAATTGTATAGATTTTTAGATTCGTTTATAGTTGAAATTGAATCAAATCTTTTTAAAATATTCAATTTCTCCTGTTTTGTAGTTGAATGTTCAGTAAATAAACGTGTTGCATAAGCAAGATTAGCGTTAAACACAGCTACTTCATTAAGTTTTTCCTTGAAAAGAACTAAAGCTTTTTTGTATTCAGAATTTTGCTTTTTAAGGTTTTCAACTTCTTCGTTGATTGCTCCAGCAGCAAATACTTTCTTACTTTTTAAACCAGCTCTATCGGATCCACCTTTGTCACCATGTTTATTCCACTTAGTTCTAGCAGCTTCTGTTGCTTCAACCTCCATAGCATCTTCTTCAGCCATTTCTGATTCTTTTTCAGAATCTTCCATGTCTTCGTCATCTAATTCGATTTCATAAACAGTTTCTTCACTAGCTTCTTCTTCTGCAACTTCTTCCATAGACTCTTCCTCATTCCAGTCTTCAGGTATTTCAATTTCTTCTTCTTCAGAAACTTCACCTTCTTCCTCTTCTTCGGATTCGTCCAATTTAATGATGTATTCATCGTCCTCGTCTTTAAGTTCGATGTTGTTACCATCTTTTTTAACAACAATACCATCTTCATCAGACATAGCTTTGAAAACTTTTAAAACTTCTTCATCAGAAGCTCCTGTCATATCAAGCATGTCATCATCAGCTGGCTCGTCCATTGATGGCATATCATCCATTGCTGGTGATTCGTCATCAACGTCTTTTGATGGTTCATCATTTATCGAGGGCATTTCTTCATCATCAGCTTCTTCAGCATCATCTTCCTCTTCTTCATCGGAAGCTGGCTGTTCTGACATGTCTTTTGATTCCTCTTCTTCAGGATTCATAGCTTCTTCTTCAGTAGCTACTTCTTCCTCTTCTTCTTCTGACTCTTTAAGCAACTCATTTAGTTCTTGCTTCATTACTGAAGAAAGTATACCTTTTGCATTTTGCTTTACTGCTTCTTCAAGTGTATTAACTTGAAGCAACGCTTGTTCTAGAATAGATTTTTCGGTCATCTTTTTATTTGATTTACTATATAAATATGTGTATAATCAAAAAAATCTACTTCTCAATATTGAAAAGAATGATTTTTTCTCGTTTTTATTATTATTTTGTTAAAAAAGAATCTAGTTTACCCATTAGTTTTTTCATCCTATCCTCAACGACTGGCTTTTCTTCAACAGTTTCATTGAATTTATCCTTATCATTAATATCCTGAAATACATATGCACCAGGAGTTGATGGTGAAGACACCAAATCAAAACAAACCAATTCAAAATCGTCTTGCACAATATTTTGACCTTTAACTTGTTTTAATGATCCAACACCTCTAGATGAAATACCTAAAGTAACCCCATTTAGTATTAGCATAGCCGCTTGGTCTCCCTTACAACTAACTATACCCATTTTTTTCCAACCAGGTGATGTTAAAATTTTGATTTTACCCATTAAGGTTTTTCCTTCCCACCACGTTTCTAAAATTGTGTGAGATACTCTATCAAGATCGATTAGAGATGAAGATGGGTGATTTAATTCGTTTAATGCAGAACCCTTTTTTATAATTGTTTGGTATTTTTCATTCTCCCTTTTTAATAAATTTTCAGGGTAAATTCTACCATTCTTATTAGGGGTATCAAACTTTTGCAAAACAGCATACAGAATAAGGTCCTGATCGGTATCCTTATTCTGCATTTCTGTAATAATATTCTTGTTTTTATAATCCTCGGGTGATATGTGACCAGCATCATATTCAATCAAAATGCCTTTACCCGTTTCATTTGGTCCCAATACTTTCATTTATAGATATATTAATATATCATATAAATACAAGCATTTTTGAATCAAATCTTAGATTTGTTAAAATTGAACAGGCTTTTATCAGATAAACACCGCTCAATTGATGTTTGAAGGAAAGTTTTTAATATTGATTTTATACTTTGAGATTTAACATCGAAAAAATTATCTACAAATAATGTAATTTCTAAATTCATAAAGGACCTCTTATTCATTTTTATTCCCTTTGTCCTAATATCAAGATCAACAATACTTTCTTTTTTAAAATAACTGTTAAAATCGTATGTTCTTATTAAATCTTTCAGTGATTTTCTAGCGACCAGAATTGTTTTATCAAAATCTAATTCTTCATTTTCTGGTTCAACCCAAGCGTTTAGTTTTAAATAAATGGTTTTTAAATTTTTAAAATCTACGGTACCATAACCAATCTTTACATCTTTATAATCCCCTAGGGGAATATATTTCCCGATTTTCATTAACTTTTT